TAATAAAAGTTAACAGTAGGATATTTTTTTTTTAAAACATTATAATAAGAACTATTGTTAACTTGGTCGGCTAAAATTATATCAATAAAACAGGGGTTTACTCCGTTTTTTATAAATGATGCTATCATAACATCTATTTGCCAAGCATAATACAATATAGCTGGTTGAGCGCAAATATACCTCATATTATGGACAAGCAGGACAAGTTGATTTAGTTAAAGTAACACCATTCCAAAAATAATAATCTCCTCCATTTATAGTGAAATATGTTCCATTTAATAATGTTCTTGTACAAGCTGAATCTCTATAAGCTATGGTTGCATTATCCATATTAGAATTATTGGCATATATGTTTGTTATATTAGTAACAGTACAACAGGCATCTGTTTGTGAACTCGTGGATAAAAATACCTGATGTAAAACACAAGGCGCTGAAGTTGTTGTTGGTGCAAGAGTTGTAGTTGTTGCTCCAATACAAGTTGTACAATCATTATAATTAGTATATGTGTCAACATCGCCATCTTGACCTGTACCTCCAGTTGTACTTAATTCATAACATAATGTGCCATCATAAATTACGTTTGGAAATGTATTTGTTTGATTAGAAACATACTTAACAGCTCCAGCACCCTCATTACATTGTGTATATATTTTATAAAATATTGGCGGTAATGTAGTTGGAGCAACTGTCGTTGTTGGAGCAGCAGTTGTAGTTGGCGCTAATGTAGTTGTGATACCTTGACATTCATCACAATCTGCAAAGTTTGAAGTATAATCTCTAGTAACCCAATCATTTGAAGTTTGAGATGTTGTTTGATATTTAAAAAAACATTCACCACTTGCATTTTTAATAATTTCAGGAAATGTTGAGTTTGTATTACCGACTGTAATTAGTTGGTCAAAACCTCCTGTTGCACAATCTCTATATTGCATAAAATTTGTTAGTGGTGGCGTTGTTGTTACATTTGAGGTTGTTGTTGTTATGTTACAAGAAGCCGTAATTGTTGGGAAACTTGATGGGTCACCAACAGCCCCTTCTTCTTTAATTTTATAACAATTTGAAGTATCAACTGATAAAATAACATTTGTGTTAATAGCAAAAGACCCGTTATATTGTACATTTCTTTGAAAACCATCACTTAATCTTTGAACAATATAAATATTAGTTGAAGGATATTCGGTTGTCGTAGTTGTAGCTGGTGGTCTTGTTGTCGTAGTTGCTGGTACTGCTGTAGTTGGCGGAACTTGTGTTGTTGCACACGCTCCTGTTATAGTTGGAAATGTTGCGGCATTTGATAAATATGTTTTTTCAATAACAACATAACAAACAGTACCACTATTTGACAAAGTAACTGAATCTCCAATAGTAAATGTCGAATTAAATTGAGCATTAAATATTGTGTCGTCAGAAACCCTTCTAACTCGCATTGCATTTCTTGTATATACACCGCTAGTCGTTCCGTAAGTTGTAATCGTTCCATTAGAAGCAAATGGTGTTATATAATACAAAACCCCTTGAGATAAAGAAGTTTTTGACAATGTATAATCCCCAATAGATGTTCCTGCAACTACATTTTTATTTGCTGGAACTATAGATTGCGAAGTACCAAAATAAAAACCTCTTTCAGTAAGTGTTGCTCCTCCATTAGATGAAACAGAAGCATTTAATAGCATACTTGTGTTTTCAATATTTGTAATTTTTGTTTTTGTATTATCAAATACAGGTCCACCGATTGTTGTCGTTGGTGCCAATGTTGTCGTTGGTGCTAATGTAGTTGTTATTTGTGCCACTTTAAACTTCGTAACACCAATTCCCTCTCCTGCTGAATTTATAGCATAAGCAGTTACATAATAAGTTGTGCCTGAAACAAGTCCAGTTTTTGTAACATTATACGTTCCAGTTGTGCCTGAAACAATTATTTTAGTGTTAATTGCATAATTAGAATTAGTCCCAAAATAAAAACCACGCTCTATTATTGCAAGTCCATTATCAGCTGTAACATTGCCATTTAATGTCATTTGGCTTGTTGTAGGATTTGTAATATTGTCGGTAGTTACCGCAGGAACTAAAGGGCTTTGTGTTGTTGAAACGCTAGGCACTATTGACTCATCGTATATATTAGAGTTTGATGTTATATACCAAGTGCCATTAGCCTGATATATTCTAGAATTTATTAATCTTAAAATATTCTCCAATATATCTTTAGCATTCTTTTTTGCAAAACCATCTAATAAAGAAAATTCATTTAAATATATATCGTGTAAAACAGTCAAATCACTAGAACCTCCAATTTCTCTAATTTTATTTTGAATGTATATATCAAAATTTAAATCAAGATTTGCTAATATTTTATGGACATAAGAAAAAGCTGTATCAAAATTTATTTGAGAATTTGTGCTTGTTTGTGGATTACCATTTGCATCTAAAGCAATAGCACCATCTGGAGCGTCATAAGAATCTAAAGTTCCTAAACCATCAATTGCCCTTAATTGTAAAATATAAGGTGTTGATATTAATTGTTCTCTATATGTATCGGCAACTAGAAATCCTTCCCAATATATATCTACATCACCAGTAGAACTCCAAATATTATTAGCTTCATTAAATAAACTTTCTTCATTTTCCCACTCTAAATCTGTTTCCTCACCATCATCTGTAGTTCCAGAACTTACTCTAACCTTATACTCTCTTTCGTCAAAATTTTGAAATTCATCATAATTTGTAGAATCTGTTACAAGTAAATTTAATTGACAAGTAGAACCAATTATTGGATTGTAAAAATCATCGTCATTTTCCCATTTAATACTTACAGGTTCATCACTAGCAATCAAATCATTTATAGAGCCAAAATAATCCCTTTTTAAAATTTCTAAACTTCTTGGATTACCCTTTACGTCAGAAAAGTTTAATTTGAATTTAGTTCTATAAGTTGCCATTATTTAAAACGATTTCTATTCCTTTCGGCTCTTTGTAAAGCTACAACTAAATCTTGTCCTCTTAAAACAAATTCACCTGAAACATTTTGTGAACCACCGCCAATCATTGCTTTTAATTTATTTAGAGGCGCTATGACCTCTGGATTGCTTCTTACACCACTATAATCTCCAACCATTACAGGAGTTTGACCAAAGGCTAATCCACCATTTCTCATACCAATTAAATCTTTAAAAGTTGTTACAAAAGACAATGCTTTTGCTGCCTTACCAGAACCACCCCCTGGCAATAAAAAAGATAATACTGCTGCCGCTGCTGCTGCTGCAACTAATCTAACAACTAATGCTTTTATAACAGTAATTAATCTTTTTATTGGATTTTCACCATCTGCTATTGCAGCAAAACTATCTGCTAATGCTTGACCAACTTGAGGTAATATTGACGCTCCAAAATTCTCAAAAAGACCAATTGTTTCTTTAGACTTTTCGCCTAAACTAGCAAAAGCACTTTGAGTTGTTGTGATTATTGGACTTAAAGAAGCAATAGCAGGTCTTACAACAGTGTTAATTCCTGTTCCAGCTGATTCTATAAAACCAAACATTGCTTTATGTAATGACGCTGCCGAAGCACTTAATCCTTTAAATTCATTTTCTGTTGTACTCAAATTAGCTTTAGGTCCTTTTGCTCCCGCTGAAGTTTTTGCATTTGGAAACAATAAGTTTTGTAAATCTCTTGATTCACCTTTTTGCAGTGGTCCCATTACACCATCCATTGATTTTTTTAATTCATCTAATTGAAGTTTTGCAGCTAATGATTGAGCTTGAAGCGCAGCAAATAATCCTCCACTACCTCGTGATTTAAATAAATTTTTAAGTGTTTGTCCAAATGAAATACCTGATGCCCTTGCAGTTAAAAATGTAGTTGATAAGGTGCCTAAAACAAATATCAATGCGCTAATTAATGGGTTTAAAGCCATAACAGCAGTTGAGATTGTGCCAATAGATGAAATTAAAACTCCTAAAGCCATTGTTATAGGCGGAATAGCTGCAGCAATTAAACTGGCATTTATAATAAATTTTTGTGTATCGTCGTCTAAATTTCTAAAACTTGTGATTAAATCACCAATTTTTCTACTTAAAGCAGGAATACCTTCTTGTAAATTTAAAGCGTCTGCTATTTCTTGTCCAAGTTCAGCAAGTGCTATGTTTACATTATCTTTTAAAGTTGAGAATAACCCATTAAGAGTTTTACTTAATGTTTCCATTCCACCTTCAAATTTACCACCCTCGGCAGTCGCATTTTTAAATGCTCTATCAAGTAATTTAAAAGTTATTTTACCTTCTGAAGCCATATCCATTATAGCTCCTTCAGCAACTCCCATTTCCTCGGATAATACTTGAAGTATAGGCACTCCATTATTTATAAATTGACGTAGGTCTCTAGTCATAACTCGCCCTTCTGCTGCAGCCTGTCCAAATGCTATTGCAATACTTTGAAGGTCACCTCCAACAATTCCAGCTACATCACCAAGCATAGATAAACTATCAAATGCTTCATCTGTAGTTAACCCAAACCCCATTAGGGTATTATTAACTTTAGTTAAATCTGCTAATTGAAATGGTGTTTTTGCGCTAAACTTAACTAATCTTTCAAATGCTCTAGCACCTTCTTCGGCAGAACCAGTCAAAACATTTAAAGTCGTTTGTAGTCTTTCAAAATTTGCAGCCTGTTTAACAGCCATTGTCCCAACAGCCGCTAGAGGCAAAGTAAGCCTTGTTGTTAAAGCTCTACCAGTTTTAGTTAAACTACCGCTAAACTTTTTTAACCTACCTTCTGCTCTACCAAGTGATTTATTTAATGAGGAAGCATCCCCAATTATATTAACTTTTAATTCTTGATTTTCTCGCATAGTACAAAAATACTAAAAATTACCCTACTCGTCTTTTATTATATTGTTGACTTTTTTAAGGAATTTTTCATATTGTTCTTTTGTAGATTTAGACTTTTTAAGTCTATTATCTTGAGGCAAAGGAAATAAATTCTCTGGCTTTATCATTTGTTGTTTTTTACTACAATTAACATTATGTATCATAGTAGCTAAAAACCTGGTTCTTTCCCACTCTAAATTTATTTTAATAGAGTGCGCTTCAGAAAGAAGTATATTTTCTTTCCAAGTGTTACTCCAAAAATTATCAGGGATAATACCAATTTGTCCTATATAGAAATCTGTTAAATCCTCCCAGGCAAGTTTATCTACTTTTTTTTTGTGTCATTTCCGTTTCTTGACAAACCAACATTTAGTTCATTACCAAGAATTTTTGATTCCATCATAGCAGATATAATCTTTTCTAAATCTTCAGGCGTAATATCCTCTAACCAACTTCCAACAGAATATTCATTGTAATCAATATCATTACCATTTTCTTGGTCATACGCCAAAAGTCCAGAATATATAAGAGTACGAATTGCTTTTAATGAAACTCCTTTTTCAAATACAACGGCAATCTCCTCCAAAGAAATATTTAATATCTCCGTAAAGTTTGCCCAAAAGTTCATTGAAAAGTGTAATACCCTTTCTTTGCCCCCAATATTAAGGGTATAATAACCTCTTTTTTTGTTCATTTATTATGAGTTAACTGTAGCTGTAATTGTTCCAGTTACTTGTATCGTTCCACTATAACTGACAGCAGATTCCATTTCTCCAGAAACTTCTAATCCAGTCAGGAATCCCTCGCCCGTATATACTGTGTCGCCAGCAGTTGAAGTTCCATACGAAAAATCCACCTTTGTACGACCCAATAAAAACCCAGCTAATTCAGTAGCTCCATTTGTGTCTGTATAATCTACAAGACCATCAAAAGATATTTCACCTGAAATTAATCCTGCTATGCTTTCAGAGAATCCAGAAGAATCCTTTGTTGTAGCGTCTGCCATATCGTTTGTTAGAGAAATTGTACAAGAGGTAGTGTGACCTATTGCTGCTAAAGTACCACCATCTGCGATGACCTTTAAAATTAAATTTGTTCCGTTATATACTGTACTTGCCATAGCTTATAATTTTTATACTACAAATATAATTAAATTTTAAATAATAGTTTTTATAGTCCTGTTTTAATTAGTAGTTTCTTTATAATGTTATTCCAGTTAGTAACAAACCAACTGTTTAAGTTTCTAAATTGTTGTGCTAACCATTCAAATATTCTTACCATATTATTTCTTTTTATCGTATTTGTCTAAAAGTTGTATTGTCTTAATTATTGTATAAACCAATGTAGCTATTATTAGTAAAGATTGAAGTACTTCATTTAATTGTGTCATAGATACTATGTAAACTCCGATTCCTATTATTGTTGGTTTAAAATCTAAATATATCATCTTAATTTATTTTAAATGCCATATATATATAAGTACTTCCTGATACATTTGTATTACCTCCTGCTTGTGCCAATGTAAATCCATCACTATCAAATGATGTTGTGTATGCACTTTCATCTGCTTCAGCACCATCTGTATCTGCTCTTAAATTTACACCTACACCTCTTACAGAATCACAAATAACCCAACCATTAGAACTACCCCCTGTTGCTCTTTTTATCATTAACCAGTCAGGTTGAAATCCAAGTCCTGTTATACTATTCGTTGTCCCTGTACCAGTATAGCTTGAAATCTTGCTATACCCTGAAACCGCGTGAAAACAGTAAGCAATAAAATTATCTCCAGATTTATTATTGTTATCTTGATTGCTCGCACCTGCTAAAATTGTCATAGTCGTAGCATCAACTGTTATACCACCTCCTTTTGTTCCAGCAGTTGCATCAAAAGCTGCACTTGTACTATTTAACTTTATCATATAGTTTGTAGATAAAGATGTATGGTAAACATTCCAACCATTAGTTGAATCTAAACTTTTACTAATTACCATTTCAGGTGCTGCTGAAAGTCCGTGAGGAATTTTTGTTCCTGAATTACCATCTCCTTCATACTTAACAATACTAAATCCTGCATTAGCATTTGCACTAACTATTGATTGTGCAGAAACTGTTGCTTTAGTTCCTATATCTAATGTACTGTTTTGTGCTGTAGTTTCATTATACAAGTTAGTAACACTTGCTGCATTTAACGCTTTATCATAAATTCTTATTTGGTCTAATTCACCATCAAAAGCAGTCCAAGATGACGGTCCTCCTTTACCCATCCAAAAAGCACCACCATTAGTATTAGTATTTGATGTAGTAAATGCTTGTGAACCGTTTGCATAAGTAGTAAACGAGCTTCCATTATACACTACAACAATATGATACCAAGTATTTATGCTTGGGCTTGCAATTATATCACCAATGTTAGAACCACCCTCTCCAAGAGATATTGAAGTCACATCTAAAAATATTGCTACACCTGCAAATGGAGCGCCTGTATTCATTGTACCTAATACATTAACATTAGAAGAGCCTTGAAAATCGTGTACTTTTATCCAAGCTGACCAAGTAAAAGCATTTGTATCATTAGGATTATAACTTGTTGTAATTTGTGAAGAAGAATTAAATATTGCTGATTTGTTAAATACACCACTGGAATTATAGAATATTGATGTAGCCGTACCATTATAATTTCCTGTCACATCATCTGCATTGTCATCGAACTTATATATTGCTATTGCATCTGCATCTTCTGTAACTTCTTCTATTGTCGCTTCGTTATTATCAGTTTTAAAAGCCCATGCTACATAATCTTCACCACTCGTGTTTAAAGCATTATTTGCACCTGTTGTAAAACCATCTGAATCGTATGAACTTATTGCATTAGTTTTTGTTGATTCTGCATTTGTTTTATTTGTGGAAAGTTGTTTTTGAACACCTCTTAATGAATCAAATATTACATTATCTTCAGTAGCACTTCTTCTTTTTGCCCAAACAAAATTGGGACTAAAGCCTAAACCTGTAATACTTCTATCTGCACCTGTACCTGTATAAGTTTCTATATTAAAACTACTTGCAAGTGTTGGTGCTTCTGTGTCAGGGTCTGCAGCAAATGCTATATAGATATATGTACCTCCTGAAGCATTAAATCCAGCACTTGAACTTGGAATATCATC